GTTTCTTTGTGAAGATTATTAAGCCTTTCTACATCCAATTCGTTTATTAGCTCTCCACAATGGGGGCAAGATTTTCCGTCCAATCCGCCAATTATTTCAGCTATATCTTCTAAGACAGATGAGTTTCCATATGGTCTTTTTGGGTCAATACAGGGTGCTCCAAATTCGGCATTGTCCCAGCCTACATTCATTTTAGATAAAAGTTTGATATGTTTTTCTCTTAAAGTAAATTCTTGCATTTTCACTCTCCTTTTTTTATTTTTTCCTCTCCCTCTCCCACATCTTAATCAAATTAGGAAAATGCTTACGTGCATAAGCTGAGTTCCTGTTCTCCACCATGTGTCCATTCTTATCGAATCGTATACGGTAGAGCCTAGCGAACTCACCAGGGAAACGCTCGATGAGGATATTTATCCAAATCGCCTTGGCTTGTTGTGCTTGTTGATTCATAATACCCCCTGGGCTAATCTTTCCTCTGCTATCTTGCAATATTCAGGGTTTATTTCTATGCCGATGAAGTTTCGATGTAATAATTTACAAGCTTCAGCAGTCGTACCAGAGCCAAGAAAGGGATCTAAAATTAAATCAGATTCTTTTGAATATTTTTTAAGAATCCACGTGAACAGAGCTAAGGGTTTTTGGGTAGGATGTTGTCTAATCTCTTTGTTTGACATATATTCTTGAAGCATTCCACTCCAACGCCATTTGAAAATTCTTACTGCAGACTTGAAAGACGTCCAAGCAAGCTCACAATCAGCGAAATCATTTCCAAAATTATCTTTATCCCAAACAATAAAGCATGAGGTTGGATGTAAATAGTCTAAATAATAATTACCACCAAAAATAATCTGATTTTTTGAAATTCGAAATATTTCATCAAAATGTTTTTTTTCAATCCTCTCTTTATCCCAATCCCATTCACCATAATAGCGAGTTTTTGCTAATTTTCCCCTATTCGCCACACGATAAGGATTTTCATTAATTCCATATGGCGGATCTGTTAACACCAAATCAACACACTTATCAGGCATCTCTTTCATAACTTCAAGGCAATCCCCGCAGATTATCTTGTTGATAAAATCATCTGGATATTTCATTCATTCTTCCTCTTGAAATCCTAACTTTAATTTAGAATCTTAAAAGGAAGGGGCAGACCAAGTTGTCAAGCCTGCCCAACACAGCCCAAGTGTTTCGGACTTCCTCATCTTGTCCATATTCGCTCATAATGCCCGATGTATTTGTCGATAAGATATCCGATGAGAAGGGAGAGCATTATAATCTCTTTGTATCTATGTCGGTCGCAGCCTGTTCTAGCTTAAAAGTCTTATGACAAAATGGACATGTAATCACATTAGTTTTATATGCTGCTTTTTCTACTTCAGCCTTTTCTAATTCAACCCTCAATCTTTCTTCGGCCCCTTCTCGCTCAATCTGTATTTTTCTTTCAGCTTCTTCTTTTGCTTTTTGTTCTTTTTTGACTTTCTCCTCATATATGTGTTGTTTTTTCTCTGCTTCGATTCTATTTTTTTCCTCTGCCTCAATGCGTTCTTTTTCTGCCTTGGCACGTTCAGCAGCAAGGTCTCGCTCACGTCTTTCTTGTTCTTTTATTACTGCCTTTGCTGCGACCTCTCTCTCCTTTTTTGCCTTTTCTTCCAATGCCTTCTTTTCTCTCTCTGCCCCAGCTCGCTCTTCAGCCATTTTTCGCTCTTTCTCTTCAGCCTCTTTCTTCAGCCTCTCATTTTCTTTTCTAATTCGTTCTCTCTCCTCTGCCTCTGCTTTTTCCTTGGCAATCCGCTCTTGCTCTGCTTTCTCTTCAGCCTCAACCTGCTTGCGTCTCGCTTCTTCAGCCTCTTTGATTTCAACAAACCTTTCCTGTTTTTCGAGATACATTTCAATTGGGATTATAAGAGCTTTTAATACATTTGCGATCCCGTCAATTGCTTTTCCTTCTCTGAGAGATTGCTCTTTGAGGTCTTTCCTTGTGTGTTCAATAGCGGTTCTTTTTTTCATGAGAAACAGCCTTCCGACTCTCGCCATTTTCATTTCAGCTTCCTGGCTTGCGTTTCTGACTATGATTGTCTTAGCCTTTTTCTCCCATTCTCCAGCGATTTGAAAATAAGTGCTGAAATTGTCAAGCAAAACTTGAGCCTTAGTTTTCTCTAAGCCACTTTCTTTAACAATTATTGATAATTTATTTTCCATAATGCCTCCTTATTTATCTATCCTTTTTATGCTTGTCTGAACAAGTTCATAATCAACTTCATAAGGCTTTTTTACTTCTTTAGGGATGCCAGGATATTTATACCTCATTGATTTGGTTGTGCTAATTTCTATGTCACCGCAAAACGCACTCTTGCCGAAATATTTACCTGGCTTCTCTATATTGCCTATCAAATCAGCTTTGAGTTTTTCAAAGTTTTTCGCTCTCTCTTCTTCTTCAAGATATATCTGTAACTCCATCTCATTAATCTCAGATTCGTCTATGATATCGGTTGATTTAAGTGGTGTGCATAGATGATTAAAATCACACATGCCGCACACAGTTGTGTCATAAGGAATAGGCTCGGGATAAGTGCCAGCCTCTACATGGGCGTTTACTTTTTCAATCCTTGACTTATCATGTTTCCATAGTTCGGGGTCAAATAGCATAGGCAAGATACGTAGTTTCTTCCCGAAAGTCGCAAGGATAATAAACCCCCCAGGCAACCCCATAAATACTAAATAGGTATTGAGCTGGCTCGGTATTTTGTTTATCCAGAATTTAGGATGGCGTTTCAAGTCTTCTATAGTCTCGGTCGACTGCCAATAATGGGGGCTTGTCGTTTTTATTTCAGTCGGGACTTCTTTAAGCGATGCGAACGGTTCTGGTAATATCCTGTTCAGTGGATTAGCGCCATCTATTTTGCCGCTTATGTGCAGATTCTTATATTTTTCTAATCCCACATCATCTGTTGAAAAATATCGTTGCGATTGAGAGAGTTCGAATCCTATATTGCCCAACCATTTTTTGACCATCCACTCTTTGTCCGTGCCTTCCTCTACTCTCCAGCGTCCGTCTATATCCATCGCCTGCCTTTGCTTCCAATCGACCCTGCAGTGCACAAGGTTTTTAAGGCATGGATGGTGTATCTCAGAAGCCCAGTTTCTCTCCAGGTGATTCGATGGCTCTCTCGCAGGACGTTCGGCGTCTAACTTAGCGGACATTTCTGCCGCTATTTCATTTAAATGTGTGTATAATATTTCTTCTTTGTTTGCTTTTTCGCCGCTCACTTCTCCTCCTCTTGTGTCAGTTCAAATCCTGGATCCTCGCTCGGGTCATTCATCTCTGCTGGCGATTTCTTTTCTTCTTCTTTATTACCAGCCTCCTCTTTCACCTCCTCTTTTACCTCTTTGATCGCATCCGTCTCTTCTTCTTGCGTTATCTCATCTATAACTTCTGCTTGTATATCGATAGTCTCACTTCCTTTCTCTGCTTGATTCATGATGTTTTTTATCTGCTGCGGGTCATTTTCGTGTCTATAACCATATACATCAACAAACGCTTTCTTTCCGTTTGTCTGTGGTTGTACCTTATCAATACCTATCGCCGGATGGTCTTTGAGGATGTTGCGCTCAACAATTGTCTGTGCGATGCGATCGCCGAATCTCTGACGTTGCGTGTGCTCATTAAGGCAGTCGATTATTGCCTGGTCTTCATAATTAATCCATAATCCAAGTGGTGAGACAGTCTCATAAAACGCCCATTTACCCTTCTCTGGCTTGTCTTCTTCAGTGCCGATTACAGCGCAATCCGGATGGAGTTTTTCTTTTGTTGGCTTATTGTCTTTGCCCCACTTTACTTTTTTCATTTTAGACTGTATGGACTCAATGAAATAAGAATAAATATTGTAGAGCAAAGTCTTGTCTACGACTACAATATTCCCCATCGGACTGTAACCAACACCCATTTTGCGAATGAATACGCTCTCTATAAGCTTTGTTTTTGGATTGCGTTCAATATGTGGATTCGGCTGCTCTTTGCCGTCTACTACTACAGACTTAGGTGTCACTATGCTTATTGAGGCAACCTTGTTGAGATGTTTATACCCGGGTTTCGTTATGCCGTATTCATTATTTTTGACCTTATAGAAATGTCCCATATCTTTGAATAATGCCATCTGTGCCCTAACGGGTCGCATAATTTGACCGTCTTTCGTTGCCTTGATGTAAACATCGCCAAAACTGGCCGTGAGCATAATCTTCTCACTTTTGACTTTTTCTAATTCTTTTTTTTTGCTCTTTTTTTCTGTCATGTTTCCTCCTTTATACGTTTGATTTCCCATATTTGTTGCCAACTACTCATGTTTGTTCCAGGCTCGTCAAATTGAACACCCGCATGATAGACCTCATTAAAATTCCAGCCATACCATTGACGGGTAAACGTTCCTGCATATAAAGTCCCATCGTATAAAATTAGGTATTCTTTGTCTCTATTAATATCAGGATGCTCATGTCCTTTAGATTTAGTCATGTCTAATTCTATAAGTTTTATTTTCATCTCTCACTCTCCTTTTAATTATTTAATAATAAATAGAATCATCTCTTGCCTTATCAAAAACTGATTTAAACTTTCCGTTCCCTTCTCGACTTGATGCTTCTCTAAACAATTCAACAGCCTGCTTGATGTGATATGGACAGACAGCTAGTCCACCAGCTATTGTATAGGCTGGCAATCTACATCTCTTTCCTTGCCTAGTCGTACCTACACACCTTTGGCCTATTGTTGGATAATCTATTTCCATTACTTTTTCCCCCTTAATTCTTCTCTCGCTCAAGGAATACAGCTATATTTGTATCCCTGAGTTTTTTGTTCATTTCTGCCTGATATTCATCAATTAATCTTGATTTCTTTTTCATTTTCAGGCTAGCTTTATACCGCTTGATATCTGATATGGTAATCATTCG